TACCTGTATGCTTTCAATCCAATTTTTAACTGATCGCATTGTTTTTGAATTGTATCAATCCATGTTTGATGTTTGGAAACTAAATTGCCTTTTGCAATTCGCCATGCCTCAAACTGTTCGTACTCATCTTTAGTACAAGCGATAGCACGTGAACGACAGTAAGAAGTTCCAATGACATCAAGATAGTATGGTGCATTAAAATCTTTAGTCATTCCAATACCAACATCATTATTATTACTATATTGATTTGAATATCCTAATGCTTTTATACACTCGTCAACATGTTTCGTTTTGTGTGGATTATCTCTGTTCTCTGATTGTTGTGCAAAGATATCTGGGTTGCAATCCATAGCTTTTAAATCTTCTCGGTAATATGCAACTGCAAACTTTTTACCATCTTCATCATTATACTCACTACCATTTAGATTACCAAACAATCCAAAATCAAAGTGTGATTTTGTTTCTGTTGGTTCGCCCTCATCATCAACACCCTCGTTGTGTGCAAAGTAAAAGCATTTATCTTTTGCTACAACATCACAAGGACTTCCATATTTATTTTTGAAGTGTCTTAGTGTTGAAACATCTTCTTTTGGATATGCTCTTTCAACTACTAACTTTGCAAGTTCACTTGCATATTTATAGTGATGATCTACACTCTCTCTTGCTTGAAGATATGCCTCTCGTTCTTGCGTATCTTCATTCTCAAACGTGTGTTTGATCTTATTAAAGAGTTTGTTTCTTAACTCAGTATTCATTCTTATTTTAGCCATGTTTCCTCTTTCTGTTTTATTTGACATGATTTGAAATTATCACTTGACAAAAGGATTGTCAAGGACTATATATGATTATCAGCCTCATTTGAATATTTATCGCTGAAACAAAACTATAAATATTCTGGGGATCTGCACCTACAAAAGCAGATAGGAGTAAAGCGCAGAGAAACACCGGTTATTAATTTGCTCTGCGCCTGATCCCTGATCCTATGTGTCGATCGATAAAGTAAAATGCATATAGGATCTGGGATCAGTCATTATTGACTGTGAGAATTAACACTAGAACATAGGTCGCGATGCGTATATGCATGGCCCGGTAAGGTTGCAAACTGAAAGGCTCGCCTACGTAGCATAGTGACTGATCAACAGAAAGAAATTATGAAACCAAACGCTGGAAAAGAGTACAACAAAATTTTAGTAAACCATTGGCGCTGGCTCGAGGCTCAAGGCCCAAGCTACAAGGACCAAGCGGCAAGCTGCAAGCGTCAAGCTTCAAGCTTGACAAGACGTTTATATGGTGTTATAGGAGAATCAAGGAGAAAGAAATTATGAAAACAGATGAAGCATTAAAGATTATCGGAGGCTCACTGTCCAAACCGTCAAAGATGCCTGGCTGGTCAATAGGTTTACCTGCCAAAGAATGCAAGACTGGCGGCAAGCTTCAGAAGGTCCCGGGCAGCGTATGCTATGATTGTTACGCGCTCAAAGGTTGTTATGTATTTAAGGTTGTTCAAGATGCACAGTATCGAAGACTGAAGGCCATAAGCTCACCGCAATGGGTCACAGCTATGGCGCACCTGATCAACAGCAAGAAGCCGGATGTATTTAGATGGCATGACAGCGGAGACGTCCAGGACCTAGATCACCTTAAAAAAATTTATGAAGTGTGCAAGCTCACACCTACAAAAAAGCATTGGATGCCGACTCGTGAAGCATGGATAAAGGACCATCTCGACGGCAAGCCTGACAATTTAGTCATACGATTTAGCGCGCCCATGGTTGACCAGCGGGCGCCTGCTTCGTGGCCTAACTCTTCAGAGGTTGTTAACAGCAACGCCAGCTGTCCGGCCCCTAAACAAAATAATGAGTGCAGAGACTGCAGACAATGCTGGGATGCCTCAATTAAGACAGTTTCTTATGGTAAGCATTAAAGAATTACTAGGCGTAACTAGCCAATCATGTAATACGCGCGAGCGAGCTCTGGGTAGTTTGCCAGCCAATCGCGCGTTCAATTCGGATCAGGTCATTAGCGGAGCGAGCGCGACGGCGCGAGTGCAGCGTGCATCCTGGTCCGGGCCTCAAGCTTGGAGAGATGGACATTGCCAGCTTCAAGCTTCAAGCGTCAAGCTCAAAGAGATTCAAGCTTCAAGCGGCAAGCATCAAGCCCCAAGCACAGAGGTTCAAGCGCCAAGCCGCAAGCAACAAGCTCCTGGATCTGGGACCCTGGAAAAAGTTTCAAGCACCTTTGATCAAGGCTCTCTGCTATGATAAATGAGTTGTTAGGATGGCGTACATGAAACGCTATTTGGTGTGGTGAGAACCTTATTTTATTCCCCTTGCATACCTTTAGTTCTACAGTGAAAAAGTGACCATTATTATTATACCCCAATAGATCAGGAGTGCCGGATAAGCTAAGATTTTCAAGTCGTATCCACGAAATTTTAGGTATAGATTTTTTAATTTTTGCATATAATTTTTGTTCTGGTTTCAAGGGAAGTTAGTAGTCCCGTTGAAGCTTTTCTGGCAAGATAAGTCTAGAAGGTTTTTCAGTTTTTAAAACTAATCTGTGTGCACTATGACCTGCCTGGCCTATGATTGGAACTGCGTTTTCGTGCACTTCCATTCGTCGGATAGCATGTAACTTTCCTTCCATCTCTACATAGATAACTGCATTTTTTACTGCGTCGGAACCTTTTGTAAATTGACTCAAGAATAGTTGCAAGTCTTGTACTCTCATGAATCTTTTCTTCTTAACTTGTCAGATAAATCCTGTATCACTTTTTTATAACCTTGCAATAAATTATTTGCTTTTTCTAATTCTGAAGCTAACAATCTTTGTTTCCATAACTGGTCTTTCTGCAAACCCATTAACAACTGCATGCCTTCAACTCTAGCATTTAAATCATCTATTTGTTTAGTTAAATCTAAGTCTCCTCGATCATCTTTCATATCTTGACTTTATAGGATAGTTCCCTTAAATTGTCAACTATGGGTGTACCAAAAAGATTAACAGAAATGCAACAACGATTCGCTGAGTTCTTAGTATTCGGTGGACCGGATGGACCAATGACTAAACGTGAAGCTGCTATCGCTGCTGGCTACAGTAAAGACAGAGCTATGCGTGAAGGATCAGAACTAACTAATCCAAAATATTCTCCGCTTGTTGTAAAATATATTGGTGAACTAAAAGAAGAAAGACTTAGAAAACATGAAGTGACTTATGAAGGTCACGTTGCAGAACTTGCTAGACTTAGAGAGGCTGCTTTAAAAAAAGGATCATTCTCCTCAGCAGTGAATGCGGAAGCAAACAGAGGAAAAGCAGCAGGACTATACATAGATAGAAAAATAATAAAAACAGGAAAACTAGAGGACCTATCAGAACAAGAGCTAGAAGCAAAAATGAAACAAATCTTAGACGATTATGCACAGATAATTGATGTAACTCCATCTATTATAACTTCTGAATCTTCTTCACCCACTGACGAGGTATCATCGTCCGATCCCCAAAAGTAATACCATCATCATCTTTATCGTAAGACGCAAATAATTTTATAGACTTATCATCTTTAGAATATAACCAACCTTCATTAACAGGTCTTGCAAGTTTCATCTTATCAAATTCTTTTTCGGTAGCCCAGCCAGAGTCACTAACACAATCGATCCACTCCACTCTAACCTTTTGAAAAGGTATATCCGGAGTTGTTTCAGTGATGATAGCTTTTCTTCTTTTCTTAGGCATACAATCTTATAATACAAGAATTCAAATCAGTCTAGCTGCCACATTTTGAACACAATTCAATACCCCGATACCTACAAATAATTTTGTACCCAACTTCAGAAAAAAACTTTTTTTCCAGATTTACCCCTCGCAGGTTTCGGGATCGTTATAAATCAACACTTCTAGCCTTCGCGCTACCCCTCGGGGACCCCTCGGGATTTTAATTTACCCCTCGGGATTTTTTTAAAAAAACACCTTTTTTTAGAATTATTCTAAATTACAGCCTTTTTTGTAAAATTTACCCCTCGCGCTGCGAAGGGTAGAAAGGCAATCCCGAACCCTAGAATCAATTTGCGAACCCTAGAGAACTTGTTTGTCTGCCTCTTTTCTGCCATAATGTCTCCTCATTACGGCCACTTTGTCCTCAGCTTCTGCAATAATTTGTAATAGTTTGTCAACCTCACCTGTGATGTCTATATGTTCAGGTATTATAATATTGTTTTCATTAAAAGATTGTATTTTATATTTTGAATCTTCAATAATTGATTCATATCTTTTTATAAGCGTTGTAAATAACATATCATTCATTGTAGTGTACCTTCTTTCTGTTTTTTTCTTTCTTCTCTTATTGCAATTTGCTTTTCAATAAACCTTTCATGTTCTTCTGGATCGTCATGTCTATCGGTATCTGCATGTCTTACAAAACATACCCAACATTCTTGTGGATGTGCAATCGGTGTTGGCTCTCTATTTTCTGGTAACTCTTCAATTAACAATTCGTCACCACATTCTACGCATTTAACTTTTGACATCAAAGTCCTCCTTTGTAATATTTACTTTTGCTTTCTCTTTTTCATCAT